GAAGCCGGATTGAGCATCAGCCGGTAGATTTGGATCGGCGCCAGCCGGGCATCGTAGCCGCGCACCGCATTGGCCACCGTCGCGTCGACACCGCTGAGCCTGATGACGATTTCGCGCACCGACAGTTCGGCCGTCGCCACCACGTCGTCGACTTGCAGCAGCGATCCCGCGCCGGCGAAATTGCGGGTGACGGTGGCGCCGGACAGCGCGTCGATGACTTGCAGCGCGCGAGTGCCCACGTCGTCCCAAAAGCCGAGCGAGGCCGGCGTGCCAGTCGTCCGGTCCTTGGCGGTGATCCAGACCAAGTTCCGGAAGGCCAGCGCCCGCTGCGCCAATGCCGACGTCTCGGCTGCGCTGAGCGGCTTCATGGCAGCATCTGAACCGCGTCGAAGGCGATCTGTGCGAAACGCGGGCCCTCGGACGCCACCAGCGAGCCAGGCACGATCATCATTTCCGCCGCCGGCTTCTCCAGCGTCACCACCGCGTCGATCGAGGCGCCCGGCCTGATCCTCGGCGTCACCCAAAATTCGGCGGTAATGCCGCTGCTATTGGCCGTGATCGTCGTCGGCGACCAGATTTGATGCAGCGCCCGCGCGGTGCCGTAGTTGAACGCCAAATAGTCGCCCCGCGTCAGCACGTAGCTCGCCGGCAGGCCTTTGAGGCTCATGCGCTGCCAGTCGGCATTGAGCGAATTGATCTTGATGTTGGCGGGCGCGATGATCTTGTCGCAGAACTTGTCCCGGGCGGGATACTGGCCGGCCGGGTCCCACGCATAGAACGTGGTCCGCTGCATCAGGATTCCGGCGACGATCGCCTTGATTTGTCGCGCCTGGCCGATCTGCAGCTGGTTGGCCTCATAGCGGGCGGTCCACAGATCGGGACCGAGCTGCTTGACGCGGATCTGCTGGCCGCGCTCGCCGGCAATCTCGTCGCTGACCAAGAGGAAGAACGACCAGCCCGTCGGCGGCAGATTTGGCAGGAGAATGGTGGACGCCATCAAAGCCTCCGATCGCGGTGGGCGCCGCGCACCATCGAGGGCAGGCGCTGCTCGATATCGATCAGCATCCGATCACGCATCATGCGAATCGCCGCCTCGTCGGCGTTGCCTTGGATCACGATAGAGGGCGCATAATTGAGTGAATAGCCGCCGCCGCCGCCGCCGCCGACCTTGCTCGCCGGGATCACCGACATCGGCGAGCGCGGCACCACCACTTCGTCCTTGTGCACCCGATAGACGTTGCCGGGGTACATTGGCCCGCCGTGCTGGAGCAGCGAGGCACCGCCGAGCGGGGTCGGGAAGATCGCGCCGACGAGCTGGTGGATGCCGGACTTGATGAGCGACCGGCCAAGTTCCTCGAGCGCGTCGCCGAGCGCCTCGACCGCCGACTTGCCGTCGAGAATTCCGTCGACGAACGTGTTCAGGAAGTCCTCCGACGCTGACCGCAGCTCGGCCATGCGGTCGATCATGCCGGCCATTGCGTCAGTGGTGTCGTTGATCCCTTCCTGCAGATCTTGGAAGCCGGCGCCGCTCTCCAGCATCCCCATGACGCCTTCGACATAGCCGGCGGTGGCGCGGCCGGTGGGCGAGCCGGTGTTCCAAGCCCGGGCGACGCCCTCGATTCCATACTTGGCGTAATATTGGTCCATGTACTGCTGGACCTTGAAGCGCGCGACTTGATCCTGAATGTCCGGGCTGGCGCGGAAGGCGGCGGGCGTCACCGAGTAGCCGAGGGCTTCCCGCGACCAAGGTCCGATGTTGGCCTGCATGATCTGGTAGCGGCCGATCTCGCCCGCGCCGCCGATCGCCATGTAGGCTTCGGCGGCCGACATGCCGCGGGTTTCCCAGGCGCCGATCGCGTTCGTCACGGCGTCGGAAAGATTGCCCGAGAACTTGTCGGTGAGTTTCTTTGCCGCCTTTTCGGCGTCGTCGTCATCGATCTCGATTTCGACGTCGGCCTCGACCTTCTTCGGCGGCACTGTCACTTGCGGGAGCGCCGTGGGCGAATAGGCCGGCTGCGGCGGGGCGCCGGGGATCGCGGTGTACCCCTGGGCGCGCCTGATCTGCCAATTGACGTAGCTCTCGGCCTGCGCCCGCATTCCGCTGAGGTCGGCGTAGAGCCCGACAGTCTCCTGGATCAGCGTGTTTAATTCGGCCTGCCGCACCTGTAGCTGCATGATCGCGCTTTCAATGCCGGTGACATTGATCGTGGGATCTTCCTCTTTGAGCCGCGCAATCTCGGCCCGGAGTGCAGCAATTTGCGCCTCGGTCTTTCTCAACTCGTCCTGGTAGGCGATCAGCGCGTCGTTGTTGTCCTTGATCGCGTCGGACTGCTTGACCAGCCCAGCCGCGTCGGCGGCGCCCTTGCCGAACAGCAGATCGTAAAAGGTCCGCACGTTCGGATCGGCGAGGAAATCGTTTATCAGCCCGCCGAGTCCGGTGACCTCGGCGTTGAAGTTCTGGATCGCGGTGATGCCCTTGGAGGTGGCAATCGCCGCGTTCTGCTTGAACGCCCGCCAGAATGTCTCGATCGTCTCGTGGGCGTCGGCCAGCTTGCGCAGCTGTTCGTCGGTGGCCTGGCCGAACCTTTCAAGTTCCCGCCGGGCGTCCTCCAGCGACGTGCCGGAAAAGGCCTGGCCGAGCGCGGCGGCGCCCTTGCCGAACGCCAGCGTCGCGATCGCCGCCCGCTGCGATTCGCTGGTGGTGCGCGACAGCAGATCGGCCATGATCTCCATCTGCCGATTGAGGTCGGGAATCTCGCCACTCGCGTCCCGGAGCGCCACGCCTTGCGATGTGAGAAAGTCGGCGAAGGCGCCGCCCTTGGTCGCCGCGGTCACCCAGTTGACCTGTAGCTTCTTGAGCCCGGCGTCCAATTCGCCGGCCGAGGCACCGCCCTTTTCGGCCGCGACCCGGAACAGCTCAAGTTGCGTCGGCAGGATGCCGAGCCGATCCGCGGTATCGACCAGATCGTCCGCCGCCGACAGGATCTCCCGCAGGCCGCCAACGATGGTCGAGACGCCGATGCCGATGCCGAGTGCGCCGATGCCGCGACCGATCGCGGCGAAGCTGGAACCGATCCGGCTGGTCGATTGCGCGACGTTGGCGTTCATCTGCTGAAAGCGGCGTTCGATCGCCTTGGTCTGGCGCGTCGCCTGGGCGTTGGCCCGGGCGAGCTGCTTCTCGAATTGCGCCGTGCGCGCTTCGAGCGACACCACTAGTTTTTGCAGATCGGTCGATTCAGCCATCAGCCGAGCCTCGCCACCATGTCGTAGAACTCCTCGGCGCTCGGCGGCTCCATCTTATCCTCGACGCCGTGGGCCGCCTTCCACCCGTCGATCGCCTCGCCAAGCTCCCACAGCGACAGCTCGTCGACCTGTCGCGGACTCCACCCTAATGCGCCACCCCAGCGGTAAAGGCCGGCAAGGGAGAAACCTCCCTTGTTGTCGCCTCCCCGTTCCCGGCCGCCGGCGCGGCCTCGTCTTTTTTTTCGCTGGCCGCTTCCTCCTCGGGCGGCCCGTTCAGTGCTCGCAGAATGATCGCCTGCGCCACCAGCACGCTCTCGTTCAATGGCCGCTGGTCGATGTAGCGGGTGCACAGCATGTGCGCCTCGGTCGGGGATTTGCCGCCGCCGATCAGCGCCAGCCGGATCGTCTCGCGCACGTCGGCGAGCCGCCACGTCCCCAGCAGAAGTCGCGACGCGATCTCGCCCGGCCCTGCCAGGCGGACGCTGCCATCGAGCCGGTTCGGATCGCCGCATTTCTCCTGCAACTCCCCGATCTGTCCGATCCGCAGGCTGAACAGGTGCGTCCCGTCACCCCACGCGAGCTCTATGTCAGCGGTGCTGCCCATCAGGCAACGGCGGGCGTCCAAATCCACGCGCCGTTCGACTGGATGGTCACGTCGATCGTCGCGAGGCCGCCCTGTTCGGCGCCGATGCCGAAGGCGGACAGGATCGCGCTCATCGTCCAGTGGCCGCCGTTGTCGGCCAGCGGGGCGTCGAGCTTGAACTGAATGTTCTTCTCCAGCCCGCTGTCGAACCACTGCCGCCACGTGTCGAACGATTCCATCGCCAGCGTGCCGGCGCCGTTGATCGTGGCCGAGAGCGTGGCGACGACCCGCTCGGTGAAAGTCGGGGCGTCGGGATCATCGCAATCGGGCACGTTGAAGTCGTTGGTGTCGGCGCCGAACTCGATGCCCTTGGTGGTCAGCGCGCACGGCGCCACGAACGCCTCGGTCGGCGTCGCGCCGTCGCCGAGCAGGATCAAGACCTTTGAGCCTTTCAGGGTAGTCGGACGAGCCATTTGCCTTCTCCTTTACGGGTTTGGCTGCGATTGCAGCCGCAGTTGCAGCCGGGCGCGGCTGGTCAGCCCATCCGGGTCCCGGCTGTAGTCGGTCATTTCGACGAGCATCAGCTCGATGGTGTGCCCGGCGACGGTCAGATCGCCGTCGTGCAGGCGGCCGCGGATCAGATCGGCGATGCCCTTGACCTCGGGGTAGCCCACCGCCCGCGACCAGCAGTCGACGACCACCGCGGACTCGGTGCCGTCGTAGCAATCGGCCAGGATCGGCAGCGACTGGCCGAGGCCGACCGTCACCCGCGGGAACGGGTTCGACGTCGG